AAGTCAAATCAGGCCCGCGATATTTTCCTAAGACAGCAACACCGTCAAAATCGCTACCAGATTCCTGTCGATAGATATAGCCCGATTGGTCTGCACCATGCAAAACAATCACATTTCCATCGTCTACAAATGTGTCAGTACAAGCAGGTTTAATACCCCTAAGTTCTGCAAACTCAAACTTCTGGCCCTTCATCACGCAGATAACGCCTTTAGTAATTGCCTCTGCAGTAGTTGCCTTAGAAAAGAATATACGGTACTGCGTTTTGTCTGGTATAACCAAGCTGTCAAAACTGGCAGAGTCTGCAATGTTTTCATTGAATAAGGACTGCACATTTGCACTTATAGTGCCCAACTCCACGTCACCAATCCGTGCTGTACCTGCGACTGTACGCAACCCGTCAGGGCCAAGAAAAATGAGGTCACCAGCAAATTCTTGAATTGTAAATCCGTTTAAGCATCCAATGTTACGAGTGACAGGGACAACAGCAAAGTCACTTAGACTGCTGCCACCCAATTTAAATATTCTATTTTCGCAAAAGATAAACAGATTGTCACGGAAAACTTTAAGGCCAGTGATTTTGTCATCAACCTTAATGCTACCCGCACCCTGTCCTGAGTCAAATGCGTCTTCGTCAAACGGTTCGCTAAACACGACTTCTTGAGGGTTGGTTGAATTGCCCGCATAGAACATATGATTCTTAAACGCTGCTACAAACCTAGAACCCGCTACACTGCTTTCACTTACGTCCGTTGCAGAGAAGGAACTGTTAAATACTGTGGGGGCATTGGTTTGGTCAGCTACAATTAGCTTCTCGTTGCCGTCAAAGTTAAATCGCTCGAAGGTGTACTTCTTTGCATTTGTGCGTCCGCTGTCTATGCTTGTCCAGCTAGACCCGCCCGGAGTTGCTTGAAAGATACTTGTTCCTCGTGCGGCAACAACCTTGTCTGCAAACGATGCAACCATCAAGATAGGCTCTGACGAACTGCTGGTTTGTGGGACAACACCACTAACATACTTGGCAAAGCCTTGAATACGCTTATAGCCACCCTCTACGTCCGGCTCAAAGTTCTCTAACTCTAGGGCTTCTCCCGGCTGCATCATAAATGTAGAACGGTTCTTTACAAGACCGCCCTCGCAGTTGAACGCTACAGGTTGTGCTTGGGACAGGTCAGCCAATTAGACAGCCCTCATGTAATTCTTACGGTTGAGTAATTCAATACGCATACGTTTGATTCCGTCTTCGTATTCTTTTAGGGAAAACTGTGCGGACTGCACGTCAGAGCGAAATATGTGAGTGTAGTATTTTGCCCGTGCGTTTACTACAGGCTCAAACCTTGTTGGGATAATAGACGTATCAGTTGCTCCGGACAAATCGGTGTGAGATACATAGTAGTCAAACTCTAGGGTTCGATTACTCGTGTCCGGAATGGGTGTAAGACCAATCTCATCGTTGTATGTGGTATACACATATTCTGGATCAGCAAACTTATCTGTGTCCGGACGAGTATCACGCTCACGAAACGCATCGTTGTATTCTTCGTAGGAAAGGTATTTGAGAGGAATAGGCAGGACATCTTCACTAAGTTCTACCAGCTTAACAAACGCTGCACTGCCCGCTGCTTCTGTAAAACTTACGTAGTGCGTCGTAGCCGTAGCAGTAAACGTAGTTTCGGCAAGAGCCACCTCGTTGCCACTGGCAATAGTAAGCGTAGCAGATTTAGTCTGTGATCCACCTGAACTTGTTCCTATCTCAAGAGTGAGTGTAGCACCACTTGTCTGAGTAAGAACTACATACGAGCGACCTACAATTAGGTCAGTAATTTCTTGGGACGCTTCCGCACTAGTAAGTAGAAGAGTATTGCCAAACTTAGAACTGGCGGCAGGAGAGCCAGACACAGCAGTCCAATTAGTAATACTTGCGACCCCTGCAATTTCAAAATCCCCGTTTGTTATGTAGTTCTTTGGACGAAGAAACATCGTATCGTAGTCAACATACTTTAGCGTAGATGCTATACTTGTATGACTGTAGAGGGACTTACCTGCAATTACATCCACAGAACCTGCCTCACGAGTAAAAGGCCAGTTTAGTTCGGAGTTAATAACATCAGTAATTGAACGATTTATATAATCTTTTACTACAGTCTGCACCCCGCGAGACGCACCAAAGTTGGAACTGGTTAGTTCAACCTCGTTAAAGTCCCGAAGAACGTTATTGACCAGAGTAAGATACGTGCTTGCCATTATCTAGTACCCGTTAACTTTCGCTATCCAAGACATCAAGCGCATCCAACTTGCTGTTAGCACTTTCCCACATCTGGACTGCTTTATCCATTTCTTCCAAAAGATTCGGATGCTCACCCACAGCAACAGGATTTGTCGTGTAATTTTTGTATATAAATATTGCATTCTTTTTTTGCGCCTCGTATTTGTAACGCAATGCGTCAAAAGCCAGTTGTTTCATACGACTCTCCTTGTCAAGTATTATACACACATATTGCGTATTTGGCAAGTTTTATTTTCTTGACTTTTCGATTGCTTCGAATGTCTCACGTAAGCTGGGGGGCTTTTCATTTTTGGGGTCGTACTTACACTGTATTTCTTTTGGGATGTACTCGTGTGTGTTCATCCAGACATTATCTATCGTGTTGTTAGCACCGTGATATACACACAGTCTTTCCCCGTCTATAGACTGACAGCCTTGTAGTCTGCACATTACGTACTCTGAAGTTGCGTTGGCTTCAAAACCCTTGAGGAGTAACACAAACCCCACCAATGTACCCGCGCCAAGTAAAAACATCACTATCCACGCTACAATTTCAACAAACTTACGACGGCGTTGCCTTTGTTTGTACAGCGTTTCTTGGCGTTGCTTACGGATAGACCCTTCCATACGGACGAGTTCATCCCACTTAGACCTACCCATAGTCATGCCAATCCACTGCTGTAACTCGTAGCGTTGTGCTTGAGCCTTCTGTTTTGCAGCAAATGTTTCTATAGCTTCTTGTTCTACAGACTTACCTGCAAACAGTTTCTTAAAGATGGGTGGGTTCTTGGCTTCCTTCTCAAGCATGTCCAAGTCGGACATTGCACCCATCCAACGAGACAGGTCAGAAGCCATCGACTCTATGTCACGGCCTACTTGGAAGCCTTTCTTAATTGCACCGAATGCAGCCGATGCGGTAGCCATCGCGCTAATGGGGTCCATCAATATACCTTTACGTTGCCATCGGTTATAAACTGCGGTACACAGTATGCCGTTATTAGGTTGCCTTGTTTGTGTAGGGTTTGTGCGTACCAGACGCACTCTCGTAGGTCTCTGAAGTGCATGTCTTTACTGACCAGCTTCTTGTCATCTCCTACGCCTACGAAAACAAACAGGAGAAAGACGTGTAGCATGACTTATATTAGTAGTCTGCTTTTCTTCCTCTAGGCTTGACTTTCCCTCCATGTGCAAAGGGAATAACAAGACTAAAGTTTCCAACTCTTTCGCCATCCCTGTCGGAAATAGCCCCTACAAATCTTTTGCCTTTCATATTTCCAGACAGTTGAACAGTCTTAGTGTTTCTTCCTTTACCCCCTGTAACTCTTTCCCGGTCAATAAATCCAGCTATTTTTACGTCAGGACTTATGTTATATCCAAGTCCTGCAGACACTTTTTTGTATATTTGTTTTTGTACATTTTCTGGTATTGAAATTTTGTTTTTGGGGAGAGACTGCGTTGTTTTAGTTGCATCGTACGCACCGCCTAAAGTTATAGTAGCCTTGCCCAGCGGGACTGTTCCCTCTATCTCACCAGAAGTGTTTTTTAATTTGGTGCGAAGAGTATCGCCTATAAACGCTGGGGCATTAATTTTTTCGTCCCTTTGCAATTTTATTTGTTGTGCAGATAATTTATTAAGACCGGGTCTTCCACGTTCAGTTGTCATTTAAAACTCCCCTGATTTCATTGCGTCCGAAAGCTTTCTTGCCCGCGAACCCACCTGCCTTGCCCACTTGGAATCCATCATCTCAAGACTTGCGGCATCGAAGTTACCCTCGTGGATAGCGTTCCACATATTTTTGAACTTGCATAGGCGCGGCACACCCATATTGAACGCCATGTCCATCAAGATAAGTTGACGCACAGCATCTAGTTTGTTGACGCAAGGATGTACTTTGCACAATTCGTTCTCAACAATCTTGACGTCGTTCATAGCAAGATAACGGGCATCTGCCTC